GGTTCATCAGTTAATAAGATTCCAAAAGAATTAGATAAAGCAGTAGCATTACATAGTAGTCAGGCAAAAAGACTAAGAGCATCTAATGAGTTTAAGAAAGATGCAGGTAAAGCAGCAAATAAAATACCAGGTCAACTTGATAAGGCAGTTGCAATGCATACAAAACAAGCAAAGACACTTAGAGCAGCTGGAGTGAAAGAAGGATATTCAAATTGGAGAGAAGAAGTTAAAAGAGATGAATATGGTGATATAGTTGGTGGTCCTAAAATTTCAAAGAAACAGAAAGAAAAAAATCTTGCATCAAATACTCCTGATGAGCAACATAATAGTAGAGTAGGTGAAAGTGCTGAGTATATTGATTTACCTCTACTTGTCGAATTACCAAAATCTGAATCATCATTTAAGTTAGGTTTAATGTTCCGTGAGAGTTTAGATATTGATAAAGGAATGTTATTCATATTTGAAGAGGTTGGTCAACATTCATTCCATATGAAAAACACTCGTATTCCACTTGACATTGCATTTGTTAGGGAAGATGGCATTGTTGAGAGTATAAAAGAATTAACTCCTTTTAGCACATTACCAGTGTATTCAGATGGTGAAGTTTTATTCGCTATTGAAGCAAATCGTGGATGGTTTACAGAAAATAATGTAGAAGTTGGAGATGAGATAGTTTTAGGAGAAGCAAAAGATAAAAAAGGTAAGGGTAGTGGTAAAAAAGATGCTTGCTATCATAAGGTTAAGTCAAGGTATTCAGTTTGGCCAAGTGCATATGCATCTGGTGCTTTAGTTAAGTGTCGTAAAGTCGGTGCTAAAAACTGGGGTAATAAATCAGAATCAGTTGAGATGAAGAATTATCTTGATAAGAAAGCAAAAATGCTGACTAAAAAAAGAGATGCACAATCTGATGCTGCTAAAAACAATCCACATTTTGATAGCACACAACCCTCACCATCAGGTAGAAATAAGTATGAAGAACATAACTTAGAGGAAGCAAAGAAAAAGAAGAAGGCACAAAAATGTTGGCCAGGTTATGAAAAAAAAGGAACCAAAATGATGTTTGGTAAGAGATATAATAATTGTGTGAAGAAAGAGGAGTTTTCAAATTGGAGAGAGGAAGTAGGTTACGAGGGTAAGGACGACTCAAAAAAGATTGAAGAAGCCAAGAGTCCTGCTTGGCAAAGAAAAGCAGGTAAGAGTGAATCTGGTGGATTAAATGCAAAAGGTGTTGCATCCTATCGTGCTGCAAATCCTGGTTCTAAACTAAAGACTGCTGTTACAACAAAACCATCTAAATTAAAGAAAGGATCAAAAGCATCAAAAAGAAGATTATCGTTCTGCAGAAGAATGAAGGGTATGAAAAAGAAACTTACATCAGCTAAGACTGCAAGAGATCCAGATTCAAGGATAAATAAATCACTTCGTAAGTGGAACTGCTGATAGATTATGAATGATAATGTATACCTTGGTAATCCGAATCTAAAAAAAGCAAATACTCCCCATGAGTTTACGGAAGAGCAGGTCATTGAATTTATTAAATGTAAAAATGACCCAGTTTACTTTGCAAAAAATTATATTAAAATAGTTTCACTGGACGAAGGATTGACACAATTTCACCCATATGATTTCCAAGAGACTTTAATAAGGAGATTCCATGAGAACAGGTTTAATATCTGCAAAATGCCTCGGCAAACGGGTAAGTCTACTACTTCTGTATCGTATCTTTTACATTATGCTGTTTTTAATGACAGCACAAATATTGGTATTCTCGCTAACAAAGCAGCAACTGCCCGTGATTTACTAGGTAGATTGCAAACCGCATATGAGAATTTACCTAAATGGATGCAACAGGGCATTATATCTTGGAATAAAGGTTCACTGGAGTTAGAAAATGGATCTAAAATACTTGCAGCATCTACCTCTGCCTCTGCAGTTAGAGGTATGTCTTTCAACATTCTTTTTTTGGATGAGTTTGCCTTTGTCCCTAATCATATTGCTGAGTCATTCTTTGCCTCAGTTTATCCTACTATCACTTCTGGTAAAAACACCAAAGTCATAATGGTATCTACCCCTCACGGGATGAATCATTTTTACAGATATTGGCATGATGCAGAGAGAGGAAAGAATGAATATATTCCAACAGATGTTCATTGGTCTGAAGTGCCAGGTAGAGATGATGTTTGGAAAGAACAAACAATAGCAAACACATCTGAACAGCAATTTAAAGTTGAGTTTGAATGTGAATTTCTAGGTTCAATTAACACTTTGATTGCACCCTCCATATTGAGAAATATGGTATATGACAACCCAATTACTAAAAATGCAGGGTTGGATATTTACGAAAAACCTGAACAAGACCATAATTATATAATTACAGTTGACGTTGCAAGAGGACTTGGTAATGATTACTCTGCTTTTATAGTATTTGATGTAACACAATTTCCGTATAAAGTAGTTGCAAAATATCGAAATAACGAAATAAAACCTATGTTATTTCCAAATGTGATATTAGATGTTGCGAAAGGATATAATAATGCTTATATTTTAGTTGAGGTAAATGATATTGGAGATCAAGTTGCCAGCATACTTCAATACGATTTAGAGTATGAAAACTTACTTATGGCGTCGATGAGAGGTAGAAATGGACAAATAGTTGGTCAAGGGTTTTCAGGTAAGAAAACACAATTAGGTGTAAGAACAACTGCTGCAGTAAAAAAACTCGGATGTAGTAACTTGAAAACTTTAATTGAAGATCATAAATTACTTACTTGTGATTATGAAATCATATCTGAATTGACAACCTTTGCACAAAAACACAACTCATTTGAGGCAGAAGAGGGGTGTAATGATGACTTAGCAATGTGTCTTGTTATCTTCGCATGGTTAGTACAGCAGGAATATTTCAAAGAAATGACTGATAATGATATAAGAAAGAGGATGTATGAAGAACAAAAAAATCAAATTGAACAAGACATGGCACCGTTTGGATTTATATCAGATGGTTTTGAAGAAGAGTCTTTTGTTGATAAGGATGGTGATTTATGGAAGGTAGATGAATATGGAGATCGTTCTTTTATGTGGGATTATATGTAATGAAAAAATTATTTAAAAGATTGAAATTAAAACTTTTTCTTAAAATAAAAAATCCTAATAAAAAAATAACTATTACAGATAATTCTGATGGTTCACAAACAATACTAATACTATGATTTATTTTTTTGCAGTTGGAGCAAGTTTTTTTAATTTTTGTTTTTATATCTTTGCGATAGGTTTTGTAATTGCATTGATATTAGAACAGATAGTAAAGAACAATGGAAGTGAAAGAGATCTTTTTATCGTAGTAACAAACAGAAAATTTCTATGGAGGCAAGCGTGGATAGTTAATATATTCTGGTTTTTACTTAATATAGGGTTATCAATAGCGATGCGTTCGTCAAATACAATGGGCACTGACTTAATATGGAGAGGTAATTTGTAATGTTAGATCCAGTAAAAGTAAATAAATCACTTGATGATATACGTCCTTATATCGAATCTGATGGTGGATATCTTGAATTTATAGAGTTAGATTATGACTTAGAAGAAAATGTTAGAATGTATTATGGGGTAAGAGAAGGTGAAGAAGCAGCAATCGCAAAGGTAAGACTAAGTGGTGCTTGTGAATCTTGTGCAATGAGTGCACAAACCTTGCGTATGGGTATTGAAAGACACCTGACACAAAACTTTCCAGAGATAGTAGGGGTTATACAAGTCTTATGATGGATTTAGAAGATCAGTTTGATTTGGGTCATATTATACTTAATGAAAGAAAGTGTAGAGTATGTAATGAAGTTAAAGATCTGATAGATGGATTTTACTTGACTAGAAAGACAAGAGGAGACATACCATCAGCATACTCATATGAGTGTAAACTGTGCACTATTAAAAGAATTGTAAAGAAAAGAAAATCAAAAGTATCAAAGGAAGAATGGTATTATCCAGACTGGTAGGGTATGATAATAGTTTACTTTATATTATTTGTTTTAATTATAGTTCTTGCTAATCATCTTTATCCTGATTGGTGATGTTCATGTGTTGTTTCCCAATGAAAATACCCTTTTGAATAAATAATTTTAAATAAATCTGAGATTCGGAGAGTAAGGGATGGCGTTAAATTTAGCATCTCCTGGTATCGTTGTAAGAGAGGTTGATTTAACCATTGGTAGAGTAGATGCTACCTCTGGATCAATTGGTGCACTTGTTGCTCCTTTTGTTAAAGGACCTGTCGGAGAACCAGTTTTAATAACAGATGAGTCTGATCTTTTAGACAATTTTGGTGAACCACAAGAAACTGATAAACATTACGAAGATTGGTTGGTAGCATCTTCATACCTTGCATATGGTGGAAATATGCGAGTAGTGAGAGCAGATGATACTGATCTTAGAAATGCTTACACAGGTAGTGGATCAAGTTTTAAAATTAAGAGCACAGATCATTACAATCAACTAGGATACGATAATAATACCATTACAGGTGTTACATTCGCTGCAAGAAATCCTGGTTCATGGGGTAATGGAATAAGAGTTGCAACCATTGACGGTCTTGCAGATCAGGTCATCTCTGGTGTAGATATTGATAGTGCTGTAACTGGGACTATCGCAGTTGGAATGGGTGTTACTCAACAAGTTCCTGCTGGAACAGTTTTAGTTGGTTCAGGCACCACTTCAGAACTAACTGGATTTTTTAAAGGTATTATCACTCAAGTAGATAGTGATAATGATGAGATATCAGTTAAGTTTGTCTCTCATGTATCTATCGCTAATACTGAAACAAATCAAGACTATCAACAATCAGGAACATTCCAGTTTAAGTATGATTCAAATAATACTACGATTGGTATTGTTACAACATCAAGCACAGGAGGAATATTAACTGCATTTACAGGATCAAGAGATTGGTTTAATGAGCAACA